TTCTGGTCTTTTCAGATATAATAGCGATACAACTAGTTTGGAATATAGGACATCCGATTGGATAAGAATACCGAAGTTTACGGTACAACCTTCAGCGGTAACACCATCTGGTGGAATAGATGGAGATATTTGGTTTAAAGTTTAATTTTTCTTGACATTCTAACCAAGAAGTGTTATATATAGTGTTGTAAAGTTCTTGCCGACAGGAAGAACTCAATTAAAATCTAACTTGCTAAACAGGAGTTAAGCACATGATGACCAACAAGATGCCGTATTTTGATCCTTTTTCTTTTTCCACTTTCCCCAAGCAATTCAATACCACAGTCGGCTTTGATCCAATTCTCAAGCGTCTAGCTGAGATGGCTGAGGCTATGCCTAAGATTCCAACTTATCCTCCCTATAACATTCGTAAAGTTGACGATACAAAGTATGTAATCGAAATGGCTGTTGCTGGTTTCGGTCGTCAGGATTTGGAACTTGAGCTTAAGGAAGATACTCTCACAGTTAAGGGTAATGTTACAGCCGAAGATGGCGAATATCTTTACAAGGGTATTGCTGAACGCGCATTTACTCGTCAGTTCGAACTAGCTGATACTGTAGTTGTAAAGAATGCTGATCTTATCAACGGTATGCTCAAGATTTGGCTTGAGCGTTTTATTCCTGAAGAGAAGAAGTCAAAGAAGATTAACATTGGTGAAACTGAAGATAAGACTGAAAAGCAGTTTCTTTCTGAAACTGGCAGTAAATCAACTCAAGAATATCTGAACGATAGAACGGAAAAGTAATGACCAAGTTTCTAAAGAGCCTGTTCAAATCTCGTTCTGAACAAGATAAAATGTATAGCTATCTAAGTCAGGCTACAGACCGAGTGCATCTTGAATATCTCCAACGTGAATGGGATCGTATGTCTCACATGCAGAGAAGCAACTGGTAGTGTCACCGTATACTAACGAAGAAAAAAGTTTGATATTTCTTAATTAATATTTGACTTTGTGGAGAGGATGCTATATAATAGTGTCCTCTCTTTCATTATAGGTATATCATGAAACTTACTATTGAACGCTCCGTGACTGTGATCACACCTACTATTGGTTCTTCCAAATTAAAAGATGCAGTTGCTTCTGTTGAGAATCAAACATATTCAAACATAAAGCATCTTATCGTTATAGATGGTCCCGAATACTTCACAAACACTATGGAAAATCTACCAGTAACATTAGACTATGTTGATGATTCATATCAGAATATAAATGTTACTTATACGCCCAACAATACTGGCGCCAATGGTTTTTATGGTCACCGCATCTATGCTGGATATCCACACTTCATCAATACCGATTATATCTTTCTACTTGACGAAGATAACTGGTATGAACCAGATCATGTTAAGTCTCTTGTAGAAGTCCTAGATGCAGGCAACGACTTTGCATATTCGTTTAGAAAAGTGTATGACCAAGACAAGAAATACATTGCAGATGACAACTGTGAAGCACTAGGCAAATGGCCAATCTACTTCTCACACGACAATCCTCAATATCTTATTGATACATCATCTTTTGCATTCAAGCGAGAGTTTCTAATCAAGACTTGTCAGCACTGGCACCATGGTTGGGGTGGTGATAGAAACTACTTCTATAATGCACTTAGATATAATCCTAAATGGGATACAAACTATAAACATACTCTATGCTACAGAACAGATTCTAATCCTAACTCTCCTGATGCCAACTTCTTTATGAACGGTAATCAAAAGCAACTTGAACATTACAAAGGAAAACTGCCTTGGATCTTTTAAATCTATTATACACAATACAAAACGATGATAAGAAAAAGAACGATGAGAATATTATTTTTCTTGGACATTGCTTGTCGTTAGCATATAAGTCACATGCTCAAAACTTTCAAGATGTTTGGGCATTGTATGAGAATAAGTTTAAGAGAAACGGATTCTATGTTGAATTCGGTGCAACTGATGGTCTTATTTCAAGCAATAGTTATCTCTTAGCTAAAGAATACAATTGGAAAGGAATCGTTGCTGAGCCAAATCCAATTTGGCATGATAAGCTTTCTCAAAATAGAGATGACATGGATACCATTATCTCACATGACTGTGTATATACCGAGACAGGTAAGACATTAGACTTTCTTGCAGTAGAAGCCGCAGACCTTTCTACGATTCAAGGATATGGTAATGATGATGAGCATTCTGATAAAAGAAAGAACGCAAATCTCATAAAGGTAAATACCATTTCTTTGTTTGACTTATTAAAGAACAACAATGCACCAGCTGATATTGACTATATGTCCGTTGACACTGAAGGTAGTGAGTATGAAATTCTCAAGACATTCTTCGATACAAATAAGGAATACAATGTTAAAGCATTTACTGTAGAACATAACTTTAATGTTGACTTTCGTGTAAACTTGTTTAAGCTTATGCGTGATAATGGTTACACGCGAAGATTTGTGGAATTCTCACGTTGGGATGATTTTTATGTTAAGGAAAAAATATAATGGGTAAGGACTTAATCATTGGTGGTGCATCTAATTATGGATGGAATGAACTCAAGTATTGGGTAAACTCTATTCAACGTTCTGGATTTCAAGGCGACATTGTTGTTGTGGCCACGTCAATCACAAGAGAAACAATTGAAAAGCTCATAGAGAAAAATGTTAAGGTTGCTGCATACGGCAAGCAAGATGATAGGGGCAACTTTGTTGCACAGTCTAATGTTCCTCCTCACGTTGAACGTTTCTTTTACATGTGGGACTTTCTTAGGAAGAACGTTGATGAATATGACTACGTAATTACAACTGATACACGCGATGTTGTCTTTCAGAGTAACCCGACTGCATGGATTGATGAAGCTATCTTTGAGGGATACGAGGCAATAATTGCATCTTCTGAAGGTCTAGCATATGAAGATGAACCGTGGAGCAATAGGAACTTGCTTGAAGCATTTGGTCCATACTTTCATAATGTGTACAAGTCTTCTACAATTTACAACGTTGGTACGATTGCTGGTGAATTGAACTATGTGAAAGATTTGATGTTTATGATTTTCCAAATGTCAATCAACAGACCTATTCCTATTGTCGATCAGGCCGTGTATAACGTTCTGCTTAATCAGACTCCATATAAGCATTGTGTTAAATTCACAGATAACAAAGATGCATGGGCTATTCAGCTAGGCACTACAATTGAAGCTGTAAAGATGGGCAAGGGTGATATTGGATTAAGTGTCGCACAGAATCCAACAAACATGATTTTGTATCAGTCTAAGTATAAGGACGAACAACCAAAGTTTGTTGATGGCTATGTCGTTAATGACAGCAATCAGAAATTTGTTGTGGTTCATCAATATGATAGAACTGTCTGGGCAAAAGAGTTAATGGAGAAGTATGATGACTAAAAAGACTGCACTTGTTTTAGGCGCTGGTGGTTTCATCGGCAATCATATGGTCAATCGTCTAAAGGATGAAGGATACTGGGTACGTGGTGTGGACCTTAAGCATCCAGAACATAACAAGACGAGAGCAGACCATTTTGTTATTCGTGATTTGCGTGATCCTGTTAATGCTACTGAATTGATTGGTTGGGCAGGTAGCAATCGCGGACCTCATGAAACATGGGCACGGCAATTTGATTTGCCGTTCGATGAGATTTATCAATTTGCAGCAGACATGGGTGGCGCTGGTTATATCTTTACTGGTGATCATGATGCAGATGTTATGCATAACTCTGCAACAATCAATCTGAACGTGCTTGATGCCATTCGTGATATGAACAAAACATATAAGGTCAATAAGACAAAGATATTCTATTCGTCATCAGCTTGTATGTATCCGGAACATAATCAGCTAGACCCTAATAATCCTAACTGTGAAGAATCGTCAGCATATCCTGCTAATCCAGATTCTGAATATGGATGGGAAAAGCTATTCAGTGAACGCCTGTATCTTGCGTATAATCGCAATTATAAAATTCCTGTTCGCATTGCCCGCTTTCATAACATCTATGGGCCGTTTGGCACATGGAAAGGTGGTAAAGAAAAAGCACCAGCCGCCATGTGTCGTAAGGTAATCGAGGCAAAGAATCACATTGAAGTGTGGGGTGATGGAGAACAGACTCGATCATTCCTCTATATTGAAGACTGTATTGAT